TAGGAAGTATGATTTTCCTATCGAAAATGTTTTCGAGCCATTCATCATTAATTCCAATTGTTTCATTCGGATTTTCTTTCTTCTTCACTCAATCACCTACGCAAATCTTAATTGTTCTGCAATTGCTTCAATCACATTTACAGTGACTCCATTTCCGGCTTGCTTGTATAACTGGCTGTCAGAATTTACAAACTGTGCTTTTTCAAAATAATCATCCGTCCATCCTTGAAGTCTGAAACATTCCTTTGGAGTTAATTTTCGGATCGCTATATAGCATTGATATTTTTCATACCAAATCGCATATACAACCAGTTCTTCCGATACCTGAACGAAGATTCCCTGATTGCAACTCGTGTCGAGCGTATTCGCAAGGTCATGTCCTACTCTGCACTCTGAATAACCCTGTTTTGTTGCTTCGGCTACCTTAACTGCAAGTTGGTTATCTTTTTGCACTGTTGATAATGCGTTCACTACTCCATCATCTCTGACTTCACTTTCGAGGAATTCATGTCTGGAGATTTTGATGTTTCCAGCTTCACAATCTTTGCGGATTTCTTTTCCGTAATCACTACGAACATTCCGTAGCACTCCGAGCGGCTCTATTCCTACTCCATGTCTATCCTGTCCAGTAAGTGTAAACATCGGCTCACCATCTTCTTTGAATCTCCGTCCATTCTGTCTTTTTTCAGCGCGATCAGGAGTAAGAACAGGAATTGCGATCTTATTCCCCTCCCCTTTATTTGTTGTTAGGGTCGGACTCACACCGTTTGAATCGTATACATTTCCGTTCATCCCTTTACCTGATGGATTAACATTGCACACAACACCAACACTTCTAGGTTCTTTGTAATCTCTGCTTGTCAGTGTTGGACATATTCCTTCATACTCTCTCGCTTTTCCATCTTGTCCAATATAGCTTGTGTCAAAAATAATCGGAACTTTTGGCTCTTTATTCCCCCCAGGTTTTGTACTTATAGTCGGAGCTAATCCTTCGCTGCTATATACTCTATCCCTCTGTGAATTTCTCCCGTTCAGACAGCCGAACAAATTTAACGAAACACTATTTTCTCCGTCTGCTCTTTCGACAGGAAATACTTTTGCAGAACCTCTCCCTCTAAGATGTCCGATAATGAAACACCTTTCTCTGTTCTGTGGTACTCCAAAATCTTTGGAGTTGAGCACTTGCCATTCTGCATCATACCCACACTGCTCCATTTCAATGAGCAGTCTGGCGAAATCCCATCCTCCATTAACACTAAGCAAATTCTTAACGTTCTCAATGAAAAGGTAAGTGGGTTTATCTTCTTCTTTGAGCTGTCCAATAAGGTACATAACTCTGAAAAACAAGCTTGAACGGTTTCCCTGAAATCCAAGTTGTTTTCCTGCAACTGAGATGTCTTGGCATGGGAATCCGAAACACCAACAGTCTGCTTTCGGAATATCATCGGCACACACTCTTCTAACGTCATTTGCATACCATTCTCCGTTTCTGTATTCATCTTTTAAAATCTCCTTCTGCCTTTTCTTCTGTGGTAATTCATCCAGTCTCTTTCTTTGTTCGTCCGTCAGAAGATGCATGGAAATATAACTTGCTGTAGCGAACTTATCAAACTCGCAAAAACCAACGCATTCATGTCCGGCAAGTTCCATTCCTCTTCGGAAACCACCTATTCCGGCGAACCAGTCTATAAATTTCATTTTGGCATCACCTCCTGGAAATCCTCAATGCTCATCTGCACTTCATCTTCAACCGCAAGCATTTCATTCTTTGCCCGGCCGGAGCTCCGTCTCCTTTCTGTATTCTTTTCTAAAATTCTCTTATATTACATGTTCCAATCTTGTCTTGCCCCAGAGTTTCCACAAATCCCATTGCTGTAAGCTGTAGTCTTTCCATTCACTCCATAAGCATATCTGAGTCCTTTATCTCCACTGATTCCCTACCAGTGCATTGATGTTTCATACAACTCCTTGAAATCGTCCGTATCATAATCTTCTTTCGGATTTTCTTCCACGTACCTTTTCGCACTAGCTTTAGTTCCATACCCGCACCTAGATACAAGTTTCATAAACTCTTCTGCTTTCACCTTTTCTGTACCTCCATGAGTTTCTTCACCAGTGCTGTCTCATTGGTCTCACAATCATGCAGATGATGATAACCTGGCTCCAACAGATATGATTTTGTGTACGTGCTTTCCGGGTTCTCGTCCGTATATCTTTCTTTCCAAGCTACATACTGTTTATACTCACAAATAACGAT